GGTGTCTGCTGCATCTGTAGACTTCACGGTTATCTTGTCATTAGTATCTGTTTCAACGTATAGCCTACCAGCCACGCTTGCTTTTGGTGTAACAGTTATTGCATAGCGGTTCACTGCGTATATACCAGAACGAATCGCAACGCCAGTCGTACCATTTAGGGTAGCGGTAAAACTAATAGTCGGGGCAAAGTCCATAACATCAAACCTAATATCACTCACCCACATACTGTTTGAGGTGGCGTTCAGGTTCCAAAGTGTCAGGTATGGTTTTATTTGTGTAATGTCTGCACCAAAAATAAGTGTTCTCGCCACTCGTTCCCATGTCTGTGTTGGTATCGCTGTTCCGCTCGTCGGATAGCGTGTATTTACCTCTTTCAAACCAGGATAGGTATATGTTCCGTCAAGGTTGCGTACCTCTGCACCCAGCCTGAACAAGAAGCCAGAGCCACTTGATACCGTACCGCCAGTCGGGGCGTGTACTCTAAAGGAACCACGAATAACCGTAAAATGTCCGTTCTTTCGTGCAAGAGGTAAGTAATCATAATACGTAAGGTCTTGGTTGCCCCACGCACCAACACTCGTAACCATATACGAGTGTGTACTGCCACCGTAGGTGTGTGTTGTGTCTCGGCTGAACAATGTCGTTGCACTAGCTACAGGAACCCACTCTGTAGCGGATTTGATGTATGGGTCGGGGCTAACACTACTAACTCCATTGACTGCACTTGGCTTGTCAATGTGTATACCCAAGTCTCTTGCGTAGTTTACTATCTTTGTCATAGCCTCTAGTCGTACTGCAAGGTTGCCTGTATCACCATGAAAATACAATACCAATCTGCCGTTTGAGGCTGCTACTGCGTGTAGTGCATTTTTCACTTTTTGTGTGAGTAATCCACCACTAATCTCAGGGTCAAGAAGCGCTGCTGACGTAAGCCATGTATCGCCACCCTCTGAGGGTTTTATCGCCCAACTTGTAACACCACGCCCTCTTGTAAAGTATTTTGATAGCGCTGCGTCAAGTGCTGCGTTGCGGTGGTGTTGCGGATAAACAAAAGATACGTTTTCTCTAGTACCAGTAATCGCTTCAATAACATCAAGTGATGCTACCGCCTGTGCCTCGGCTTGTGCAACGGTAATTGCGGTAAATGACGGAGCATCATAGCCATGAGATATAATCTCCCAACCATGTCTCCAAGCCTCTTTCATCCAGGGTGCTGAGACAGTTCCCTCATGCCATACAGTTCCGATAGGTACATTCATACGCTTACTCCAAGGGAACACCATTGTCCAGTGAGCCACAAGTGCATCATCTAGCTCAAAAGCGATTGCACCACGCTTAATACCCTCGTTAGAAGCTTTGAAGTTTCGTGTGATGTAATCATTTTCACTAAATGCAGCAACGTAAGTTGTGCTAGTGAACGTCACCCCATCACCAACTATATACACGTCACTCATGTCGTCTGGTGTCATGCCAGGGCAATTGTAGTAACCAGGGGCAACCCTTATGAAGTTTCTACCCTCTGCTAGTGCTGCGGTGGCTGCTGCCACAAATACACTCGTAGCGTCTGTTGGGTTCACTGGTGCTGAAACATCATAGTAGGCTGTATCTGCGTAGGCTTTCACGCTCTGTTGGGTCGGTATTTTTGTATCAGAGTTGGAAGCCATGTCATCTTCGTCTACAACGAAACTCATGCTTGATGTACTTGTATCGGCTTCCATTACCGCACCAGCAGGAATGCCACCGCCCCTGCCTACGTATTCAGTGTCTCGTGCGGCAAGGATCGGCAGTCCGGTTAGTGGGTCTACTCTCACGCTCATGCCTTTTTCCCACCTAGCAGGTTGCCGCTTTCATCGTAGGTGTAGTTGATACGGGCTACCTTCTTACCCTTGTAGTAGTAGGTAATGGCTTCGATTTTCTCGGAATCTTCATCGAACTCGTCGTACTTAATCTTGAACTCGTCAAACTTTTCTTGTATGAGGGTATTGGTCTGTTCTGTTTTAACGACATCGGGGTTCTTATTAGCTTTAACGGCTTTGGTTACTTCTTTAAGCTCGGTTTTGATAGGGCTTAGGTCGGGAGCATCTACATTCACTACGGGAGCTGGTACGTTGACCACTGGTTTTTCTACATTCACCACAGGGGCTTCTACGTTTAGTTCTTGGTTTTTCACAGCATCGACAAGTGATTCGAGTAAGTCTTTTACCTCGTCGAGGTTTGATACCTTGACACTTTCACGCTGTTCCAAGAACTTTGGTATCTTTTTGAGATCATCTGTCGGTATCTCTTGGAGCTGTTGTTCTAGGGTTTTTAGACCAGACTTCAACATCTGCATATCAGTTTGGCTATCTTTGAATCTTTCGTCATTGTCCTCAAGTGCTTTGAATATTTGGCTGATTGCTTCGGCTTTTGTTTTCTCGCCGTTTAGAGCATCAGTCATAGCCTGAAACGCATCAAATATAACCTTCTGATTGAAGGAGTTGGATTGCACAAGTTCAGTTGTTAGCTTGGTCTCCTGTGCTTGTTTCGTTCGGTTCTGGTTGGCTTCTCTTATCCGTTGTATTGTTGAATCCATAGTGTTTCCTTTGTGGTGGGGTTTTATCGCCACCCCTGGGGCATTAAAGAACTGTTAGTGTAGAACCCTCTGACAACGGCTGCCATTCAACAAAGTGTTGGATAACGCCTGATGTTGGAGTATTCGTAGTCGTGTAGACAAACTCTATGTCTGTATTCACGCCACCAGTCTTTTGTACCACTAAAAATGGTGTAAACAGACTTGTCCCCGCACTATTAGCTTCCTCGAAAGCTCCAGCCGAAGCATTCTTACCATTTAGGGCTGAAGCATACGTGCCTTTACGAAGTAACAATGACCCAACACTAAAGCTTGATAGGCTCGTGCCACTGGCAAGGCTGATTGCTATTGCAGCTGTCTGGTCGTTTGTACGCCAGTGTGCAGCGGTTACGTTTGAACCTAGGACTGTAGTAACGATTGCATATAGCTGTGTAACCTGTACTGTTCCGGTGATACGGAATAGCGGTGTAGCAACTGTCGTGTTATTCCCAGAGAGTGTTTGTGTCTTTGAAGCTTTGTTAAACTTCATGTTTAGGAGTTCGCCGATTGCTGGCATTATGTTTCCTTTCTTAGGTGTTCGATTGCTTGGGTAAGCAAGTCTAGTTTTTCCTCGTTAGTGAGGTTCATGCTGGCGTATATCTTTACACCCCCAGAACCATTAGGGGAGAGGGTCAACACTTTAGGTTGCCCTTGTATGTTGATCGCTCCCCCTTTCATGATTAGCTACTCAGAACTCCTACTACATGGAACCATGCAGAATCAGTAGTCCAGCAGAGAACGCTGGCTGTTGAGCCGTCGTTGTCATCTACTGTACCAATGAAACCACGTCCTAGGCTTGCTGGTGTTCCGAAAGCAGAATCCAGTTGTGCGTCGGTTGGGGCTGCTTCTGTTATGTTAGCAACTGATTGCGGTACTCGTGCAGCGCCAGAAGCGAAGCTTACGTTACCTGTGAATGAGTAGTTACCTGTGATGACTTCATCTTGGTTTACTCTTGCGTGTCGTGACATCTTATGTCTTTCCTTTCTTAAAGGTGCTTACTCTTATGCCGTAGCAGTCATGCCTGTGGCTCTGCTATCAGTGGCGTGAGTTAGCAAATTGTTAATGTTTAGCTTTCAAATGTGAACGTTCCAAGAGAACGGACAACGGTGAAGCCTGTAGTAGTGATTGCGTCAAGCACAACATAGCTACCGGCTGGTTGGTTTGTGAAGATAAGGTCTTTGTTATCTGCACCTGCACCACTGTTAGCAGCACCGGCACTAACGATTAAGTCGTTAGCATCAGGACTGATAGTTACGGTGATGCCTTCTGCGCCTACGCGGATTGCGAAGCGTTGGCCTATTACTGTGGCTGGAAGCGTAATTGTGCAAGTTGCCTTAACGTTCACTACTACACCGCTATGTGCGGCAAGTGAGAGAGTTGTGTTAGAGCTTACATCTACACTATTAGCGTGTCCGAAGCCGTCTAAGTTAGTTGTTGCCATTATTTACCTTTCGTTTTTTTAACAGTCTTGGGTTTAGCCTCGACTGCCACCTCGTCAGGTTCATCACCTAGAGAGATATGGTCGGTCTTTGATTCCTGCCACTTTCTCTGTTCCTCAGCTTCTTGCATTCTCTTTAGAGTGATGCGTTGTGCATCTAGTCTTACCTGATCGAGTTGTGATAGTTCTGCCATGCTAGTTCCTCTCTATTAGGCGGTCTTGTGTATGCCAACTGCGTTGACCTTATTCGTGTCCACGAAGGCATCGTACCTGTGTCTGTATTCAAGCAAGTCACCAGAGATTCCAGGTGCATTCTTGTGGAGTGTGTAGTCAATCAACTTCTCAGGAGCAACAGTCACGCTTGGGTGAGTGATGACGAGGTCTGTGTCTGCTGGCATACGTCCACTTGGAACAACAACAACTTTTACGCCGTCAACAGTTCCAAGAACACCACTGTCAAGCTTGCGCTGTCCAGCGTCAGAATCTAGTACGAATCCACCCTGTTTTAGGTAGTTGTAGTAGGTAGCTGTCATGAAGGCAATACGGTTGCTTTCAGGTGCTTCGTTGTTAGTGATGTCAGCGTTGATGCTAAGGAAGTTTGTGTAAGCGTTAGAAGCAGATGAAGCTCCGTCCGCTACGATGTCATCTCGGTTAGCAGTTGCACCGGCTGTGCCGATAGCTGCAAGGATGTATGTGTCAACTTCAGGAATCAAGACGTTCTTTGTAGCCTGTGCTAGGTATTTAGCTGGCTTACGAACCATCATTGTGTCTTGGTAGTTGCTCTTGTCGATTGTTTTTGTCCATGCACGGTCACGAGATAGAGTCCAAGTTTGAACAGTATCTTGTACTTCGTCAGGAGAACCATAACGGTTTGCACCAGATGGTGTGTAGTCACCCATTGTTGGGTCAGTTAGGGTGTAGACTTTGATGGCGTTAGTGCCGTCCCAGTCCCAGTCCTGGTTAGTTGCTGATTTAGTCTTTCGACCATGTTTCATGATTTCTGAAACTTTTGGAGAAAACTTGGTTGCTAGGTTTACTGCCATGAGGTTAGTTCCTTTTCCTTATAGTTAAGTGTGCGTAAATTGCCGCAAGCCTTACAGTGGCGGGTACCTCTTTTGGGGTGTATGTATGTATTAGCTTCGTCAAACTCATGTCCTAAAAGACAATGCGTTTTCCTTTTGTTAATAGCATGAGGGTTATTGCCCCTTAGCACATTCACGCCTATTGGTACGGCCTCTAAGTGGTCGGGGTTGACACAGGAACGGTTGAAACATAAGTGGTCAAGCGTTTCTTCTGGTTTCAGCTTGTCTACAATTAGCTCGTAAACAACTCTGTGAACCATGTGGTTCTGTCTACCGTATGTTCCATAGCCATACTGGTCTATGTTCCCTTGCCACTCCCAGCAACCTTCATCCTGAAAATCAACTTTCGTTAATACGGATTGTGGGTCGTAGTCTGGTATGGGTCTGCGTTTACGCATTCTTAGCCTCATCTATTCCCAGTTCGCAATTTCTTCATCGAAGGCTGCGAGGTCAGGGTCTACTTTGGCTTCTTTTGGCGCTCTAGTCGGTAGGGTCTCGGTACGAGCTTTCGCTTTGCCTTTGGCCTTTGTTTGGTTTCGTGCGCCAGTATTTAGAATCCGTTGTATAGAGTCGGCTTCGTTTTGTAAATAATCGAACACGTCCGCCGTAACATTCACTGGATCACCGTTCTGGTCGTATTGAACATGCTTTGCTTCAAAGTCCTCTAAGCGTCGGGCTAGTTCTTCTTTCACTTCTTGGGATCCGTCTCGGAACAGGTCGATACTTGCTACGGCTCTTTCGATTCCGGTATCAAGCTTGTTTCTCATGCTCTCGACGCGGTTGTTATAGGCATCTACTTGGAGTTGACGCAGGGCAAGGTCTCTATCGTCCTCAGCCTGTTCAAGATATTCACGTTGCTGGGCGGCTTTAGCCTGTTCACGAGCTTGCTTTTCAGCAATTCGTCGGGCTGCCATTTCAGCGTTATGTCTCTTGATGTCTTCCTGAGAGGCTGTGTCTTCCTCTTTCGGCTCCTCTGCAACCTCTGGTTGCTCATCTTCTTCCGATTCTTCCTCTGGTTCAGCAGGTTCGGTGTCCTCTATCTCGTCTTCGCTGTCGTCGGACTCGTCTGTTTCATCGTCGTCCATATCTTCAAAGGATGTATCATCACCCTCTAAGTCCATATCGACTTCTGTTTCTGGAGTTTCCTCGTTAGTTGATGTATCTACTGTTTCCTCTACAGTAGTGTCCTCAATGTTGTCTGCTTGTGGCATGACACTCTCCTTTTCTGCTATTAAGGGTGCGACCCTCTGTTATTAGTTACGAACTTCGGCTGGAGGTAGCCTGTGGTGCGGTCTTGAGGAAAAACCACACCACACGATACCTAAGCAGTCCAATATAATCTCTCGGCATCCTTTCTGGCCTTTACTGCATCCTTGATGTCTGAGTAATACCCAATTAGTAACTCTTTCCCGTTGACTCTAATTCTCGCCCTCCAGCTACCGTTATATGCCCTACCCACACCCTTGTAACCACTCCTGTTAGTGCTTGGTTTTCTTGTGTTTCTTGACTGGGTTTTACGGTCTGCCCATTGGCAATTTTCTGGGGTATAGTCACCATCGTTGTCTATGCGGTCTAAGGTCATGCCTTCTGGCCGTTCGCCCATATCCTCTAGGAAGTTTAAGAAGCCATTAACACCACTCCACCTTGCACACACGCTTATTCCTCTTGCGCCATAATGTGAGTAGTCGCCATCTGACTCTGAGCGGCACCTCGTTAGCATCTTTGTAAATGCCCTATACATTGGATGTGATGTTTGCCCCCTTTGTTCACAAATAATGTAAGTAGGGTCGCCATATCGCTTTAGCCTTGCATAATGCGCATCACATAAAACGTGTTTCCGTACAACCACAGCTCCATCACATTTCTCGATACGACAACTCATATCTGATTCTCCCTTCGGAACCATGCCTCATGAGCAGGGTGATTAGCGTGTTCGCACGTCGCCTTTAGCCCACGATTTATCCAGACATGGTTCTGCTTCGGTAACTTATCAAGCTCTAGTACGAACTCGCTTTTGGCATCCATAAGCTGCTTGATTTCGTCATAGCTCATCTCAGACTGTTCTTCTTTGATAGCCTCTTGGCGTTCTTTGTAGGTAAGTCGATCACTCATTTCTTTTTCGCCATGATGTTATTTAGTTTTGCGCTCAGTCCGTTCAGGTATGACAGGTAGAGTTTGCGAGCTAGGAGTTCGGTATTGACCTCTTGTTCGGTGGTGGTGCGGTCTATTACAAAGGTTCTAAGGTCAGTGATGTTGTCTATCTCTTTCTTGAGCTGTTCTTGCACCACGTCATAGGCTGGCTTGAGTTTGTAGTAAGCTTCTTCACTGGCTTTACGCTGAACCTCACGAGGAGTTCTAGGCTCGTTTGATACGCTGTTGATACCCGAATAGAGGAATGAATTATCTTTAGACATTTGCGTCCTCCAGTTCCATGAGTCGCTCGGCAAGCGTTAGAATCTGTTTTTCGTCTGCACCCTGTATTTCTGCTTCACGCATAGCACTCGCTACGTTTTCAGAGACTCCGTATTCGTCTTGAATAGCTCGGATGTTGGTAAGTTCCTGTTGGTCTTCAGGGTCGAGTTCCATTTCATCGAGTATTGGTTCAACAACCTCACCTTCTATTGGTTGACCAGCCATAGGGTCAATAGGCTGTCCGGTAGTAGGGTCAACCATTCCAGCTTCGGCATCCATTTGGGCTTGGTCTTCGGGGCTTATGTCTTCGATAATCTTGTCGTTCTTGGTGGTCAGAGAGATGATTTCACCAAACAATTCGCCCAGGTTGAGTCGTTTGCCAGCTTGCATGAGGGATTGTTCTAGCGTTGGGTCGGCTGCTCGTAGCTCCACGACTTTTAGTAGTGATTCAAGGCGCTGTTCTTCGTCTTTGGTCTGATCGCTTTCGGCATCCATCTCAAAGTTGAATGTCGCTCGTGCCTCGTCCCATATAACCTCTAGTTCGTGAGTAAGTGGTTGACCTTGCTCGTCCATCGGGAACTCAAGACCAGCTTTGGTAAGGATTTGGATTTCATCTTCTGTAAGCCGCATGATGTCAGTACCCTGCATGTTGGCAAAGTGAGTGTTTATCATCGACTTAGCGACTGCTTCGTAGGTCATGTCTACGTTATCTTTGAAGTCTTCATCATCAATAGAGAGAGATTGCTGTTGGAACTTCACACCAGCTGGAGTCTTTGAATAGTTAGGGTCGCCAGCACTCGCAGAGATGGATGTGTCGCCAGTAGGAATCATTTGGTTAAGCGAGGTCTTATACATTGAGATTCGGTCAGGTAATTGCGAGTAAATGGAGTTAGATATTTCCTCACGCCTAACCTGCGCCTTACCTACCATCCACTGTGCATCCATGCCATACACGATTGAATCGAGGTCTGTTTCTGATAAGTCACCACCGATAGACACCGGAGGTCGGAAGCCTAGTTGTGTTGCGAGAACGTCGTACTGTCGCATGGTGTCAAGTACGTTCTGAGTACCACCGGCAAGCTTGACGATTCCTACACCGTAAGGGTTGATGAAGTCTTGGTAGCAGTACAGGAAGTGAACAGGCACATCACCTGTTGGGTCGGGGTTTGACCACTCACGCACCTTTTTCTTAGTGCCAGGATGGTACATGTAGAATGGTGCGTCTATGCCACGCTGGAAGATCGTGCAGAACTTGATACCCTTTTGTCGGACTGTTTCATCACCTTCACCTCGGTGGTCTTCGTCTGATTCGCGTGATTCTTCTTCTTGCTTGGCTTTGAGTATCTCCTCAAGAGCCTTAACATCCCACTTGTTGTAACCGTCTGAATCTTCTTTAGATTCGACCTTGGCACGTTCAATAAGGTTCTTTACTTGGAGCTCAGTAAAGTAGACATCCCAAAAGAATACGTCTGAGTCGTAGTCTGATACTTTGCCTGGTTCGAGCTTAACGTCTTGTGGTTGAGCTACGATGAAGTCAGCACCTATGTAGTCACCACGTTCAACGAATAATGTTATAAGCGGTACAGAGCCATAGATAGCAGCTTTGCGTACAGCGTCCTTCCATTTGCGGTGGAATGGTGCTTGAGAGTTCGCATTTGGGATAATCTCGTTTTCCCATTGGATGTTGGCAAGTTCAGTGACCCAGGCATCTTCTGAATCAAGCGCATTTGCTCGGCCTTTTTTGGACGAGTTGATAATACGTTTCGATAGTTTATAAAGCGAGGCAGCTAGAGAGCCGTCATTTGTTTCAGGTAGGTCAGGGTCTAGGTCTTCGAGTAGACCATTCTCCGCCAGGCGTTCATACTCATGGTAATCTTTACGCCATATCTTAGATTCATCCTTTGCGGTCTCATAGAGGTCGTAAAGTTCTTTTTCTTCAGTTAGGAAGGTTGCCAAAGCATTGTAGTCCTAACGAGGGCTACGTCGAGCTGGTCGTTTGGGTGCATTGTACCATAAAACTATCGTTTTTTGAAGTCTTCTTTTCGTACTATGTACTGCTTGACTATTCGTGTGGGTTGATTCCATTCGTCGAGCAGAATGTTTATTTGTAGATTCTTGGTCTGCTGCTTCTTGATAACATCCGTGCATGAGATTACATCTGCAAGCCAGTCGTTGTGATTCGTTTTAATGTTTCGTACTACTTCTTCTCTCCGGCTTGATAGTTCTTCAAAGTATGATTCAGTCACGATCCTAATGCTCCCATCCTCTAGTTCTTCGTACTTGGTTATTTTGCTGTGCTTCTTGTCATCCATTGTCCGTTTCCCTTTCCCACTTATCGAACTCTTTATCATCTAGCCCTTGAGTTTCTTGGAATGTCAGCTTGGTACGGTTGGTAACTCTCACCTCCATGACGTTGTAGTTCGTAACAAACATTTGTTCTTCGGTG